TGGCAATGTGTACGTTGCTGCGACTCAGGTTATATCCGGCGTCTCCAGCTGGGTCGTGACCAAATATGCTGACGACGCCTCGATTGCATGGCAAAAGCAAATCAGCGGAACGGCGTCAACGGTTGCCAGTGCGTGTCACGGGGTCTCGATAAACGGTACGTATATCTACGTAACGGGCGTCGTTAATGACAAAGCAGTCATCGTCCGATTGGCGAATGACGGATCAATTGTCTGGCAAAGACAATATAATTCGATACTTCCCGGAGGTGCGTTCTTCCCATTTATCGAACAGGCCGCTGGCAAGAACACAGTCGCAAAATCCGATGGATCCGTTTACTTTATGTATAATGGTTATTATACAGTACTGGGCAATGTGGGGACAATCATAGTTAGGTTTGATTCCTCGGGCGCGCTGCTTTGGGAGAAAGTCATCCCCTATCCGGGAGGATCCCCATTCCGATTCAATCGTCCTTTTGGTATGGTTGATAATGGCGATCCTTCGCAGGGCGTATATTTTGCCAATGCGGAAAGAACAACCGACACGTTCAGCCCGAACTGTCGAAATGATATTTATGACTTAAATTCAAATGGGATTAACTTTTCTCTTTCAAATGTTAATCTTATTGGCTCCAAGCTACTTTTTCCCGGTGATTGCGCTTCATATTATAGCGCGCCTTCAACGTATCAGGCTTACATGGCCTTCCCGGCGACCAATCAATTCCCCGGCACAGTTAATGATGTGTACGTAGTTAGCTACATCGCTCCGGGCAATAGCGTTGGCGGCACTTACGCATGGGCCGTTAGAACGACAAATTATCCAGCCCCGGTTTCTGACGTAGGTTGCCAAACGGATCAGTATAACAACCTGTATGTCGGGGCAACGTCTAACAATATAGTGTACGTCATGAAATACAATTCTTCTGGCGTCCTTCAGTGGCAGCGGTCTTTAAGCAACCCTTCGGGGTTTTCGGTTTCTTTGGACAGCCTGTGGGCTGATAGGGATGGGTCGGTTTACGTTTGTGGATTCACCACCGTTGTAAGCCAATCCGCACAAACAAATATTTTTGTGGCTAAGATCCCAAATGACGGATCGTTGACCGGGACATACAATCTGGGAGCGATTCCCAACGGCAGCATTGTCTATCAGGCATCTTCGCTAACCGTGCTAACTGGGCAAATCCTAACCCAAGGGGCGAGCATTGGAACTCTGTCTTCACTCGCGCTGGGCTCAGGAACCTCAACGGCATCAATCTCCGCGTCCACGCTCCCCTCAACCGTTAGAATCATTTGAGATAAGCCATGTCCGTTTATGCACTGATCAATGACGGAGTTGTTGCTGAGTATCCCGTATATGAGGGAGACATTCGGCTGCGGCATTCAAACATCTCGTGGCCTCAGAACGGTTTCACGCCGCCAGAGGATTACGCTTACGTCCTCCCTGAGGATATGCCTGTGGTTGATCACACCAAGAACGTGATCGAAGGCGCGCCTGAGTATTCTGCGAACGGGTGGCATCAGGTCTGGGTTGTGGTGGATGCATCCGCGGCTGAGATTGACCAGAGAGTTGCGGTCGAATGGTCTAGGGTGCGCACCCAGCGCAACAGTGCGCTGCAGGCGACCGACTGGACGCAGCTGAATGACGCCCCCGGTGACAAGGCCGCATATGAGGTCTATCGCCAGCAGCTTCGCGATGTTACAACGCAGACTGATCCATTCAACCTCGTCTGGCCTGTGAAGCCCTAATGCTCATACCTGTCAACGTCAGATCAGAGCCCGGCATTAAACGCGACGGCACGAAGTTCGAAGGGAACTTCTACGTCGACGGTCAATGGGTGCGCTTTCAGCGCGGGCTGCCAAGAAAGATCGGCGGCTATCGGCAGATCAGCAATTTTGCCTTGGGCATTGTCCGCCAGTTTCATACGCAGGCTCTGAACGGCTTTGTCTACACGCACATGGGGTATGGCGCTGGCATCCAGTCCATGACCATCGATTCGCTTGGCAACACCAGCGCGCCAGCAGATCGGACGCCACTCGGCTTTTCCGGCGGTGACGGCTACATGTGGTCTCTTGACGCCATGAACGACGGCGCTGGCGGCGGTGCGGCTATCATCGGCGTCGCTACCGACACGGCGAACGACATTTCGAATGGCGATGCGAAGACCATCTACATCGGCAACATCTACGCCACGTCTCAACTGACCGCTATTCCAACGGTATCGGCCTCTGGGGGCGTCTGCGTTTTGCATCCGTACCTGTTTCTCTATGGTACGAACGGCTTCATTCAATGGTCAGACATCAATGACCCAACGAACTTCGCATCAGGCGACGCCGGTAACGCCTTCATTTCGTCCTCGAAGATCGTCAAGGGGCTGCCGTTGCGCGGCGGTGGCCAGAACCCAGCCGGCCTTTTCTGGACGCTCGACAGCCTGATTCGCGCCTATTACACGGGCGGCACCGACGTGTTCGCCTTCGACACGATTACCTCGTCGACATCGATCATCGCGGCCAATAGCGTGATTGAGTACGACGGCATCTACTTCTGGGTCGGCGATGGCCGCTTCATGATGTACAACGGCGTTGTCCGTGAAGTGCCTAACAACATGAATATAAACTACTTTTTTGACGGGCTGAACCAGCAGTTTGCAAACAAGATTTTCGCCTACAAGGTTCCGCGCTTCGGGGAAATCTGGTGGTGCTATCCCCGCGGCGACGCCACGGAATGCACGCATGCGGTTATCTTTAATTTCCGCGAGAACACATGGTACGACACGCAGCTGCCCAACGATGGGCGTTCGGCTGGTCTCTATTCAGGATCGCTGAACGATCCAATCCTTGCTGGCATTGAGCCCGTCAACCCCGGCGCTCCTGACATTCGTATTACCCAAGCGTCACCCGTCGACATCCGCATCACGCAGAACAATGACATCCGCGTGCTGAGTGAGCCTCCGCTCTTTAAGATATGGCGGCACGAGTTCGGCGTGGACGAGATCGACGGCGCTCAGGTCAATGCGGTCGAGAGCTTCTTTGAGACCGGCGATATCTCCCTGATTATCGACGATTCGCCGAAGAACCGCGCAATCCACGTCGAGATGATGGAGCCCGACTTTGTGCAGTCCGGGGAGATGACCGTGCAGATCACGGGCCGCATCAACGCGCGGGCGCCTGAAGTCAATGGCCCTCTGCGTGCTTTCCCGGCGGTGGCGTCGGAGAAGTATGAGCAGCAGGTGTTCTTCAAGGAGCAGCGCCGCGAATTGCGTTTCCGTTTCGCTTCGAACACGGTGGGCGGCAATTATCAGATGGGTCAGATCGTCGTTCACATCACGCCGGCTGATGGCAGGTATCAAAGCTGATGGTCAACATTGTCACAACCACCATCGATCCGCGTATCGTTGACAACGTGGTGGAGTGGGCGGACTATATGTTCCCCTCCATCGAGGATTTTGGCGTCGCCGTGCGGCTCATGGATGAAAGAGATTGGAAAAGCTGGGCCTCTGGGCTATCAAGTATCTCTACACTGGCCCAGCTTGGAGTTCCCAATGCGTACCAGTTTGACGATTGGCGTGAATGGGCGATGCGTTTCAACGACGTGATCAATCAGGGGTCTTAGCAGATGGCTCGCGGACGTTATAACGAGCAAGAGCAGGATCTCTACGAAGACCAGTTCGGCGAATTTTATTACGACCCGAACACGGGCGAGTTTGTCAGTGTCCCTGCTACGTCTGGCATTGGCTCGTCTGAGGTGGCGTACTACGATCCTGCCCCTGTGCAGACGTATTACGATTCTGAGCAGACGTACTACGATCCCGGGCCTGTGCAGACGTATTACGATCCTGCGCCCGTCTATTATGAGCCGCCTCCGCCGCCTCCGCCCGTGTATTATCCGCCTGCGCGTGAGTCTGAAGAGACGTATTACGAGCCGCCGCCGCCTCCGCCTGCGCCCGTAAGCGGCATCGGCAACTCTGCGGCAACATCTTACGAGCCGGAGCAAACGTATACGCAAGCAACCGTTTCTCAGTCC